ATCCATTTGCATCTGCTGTTGCATTTGCTGTTGTTGGGCCTGCTGTTGAGCTTGTTCAAGTTCTGCTTGTGCCGCTTCTGCTTTACGTAGCTTGTCTTTAATACCAGAGAAGTTCTCAGTATCAAGTAACTCGAGTACTGCAGATGCAGGCATCCCGTTTTGAATCATTGCTTGTGATAGCTCACGTGCTTGTCTGATGTTCTCTTGGTCTCTTCCAGCGTCAGATACAAAGATTCCATACTCAGACTCCATGTGCCCAAGTGAATCAAGGTCTATAAACTGAGTAGTTGTATCGGGCATTACATACATACCTTTTTTCCCAGATATCCAAGCCTCCTTAGAGTAGTCTAGCATTCCTTGCAACTCTCGTTGTTCAAAGCGTGAGAACTTGCGGAACAGGTCTTCTGTGATATGACTTGATTGTACAATAGCTTGCTGAGAAGATCCTTTACCTTCATTTGCACCTATTGTTCCTTGTCGTTGTCTGTTTACTCCTGATATCTTTTCCCACTCCTGCATAGTATTCTCTAAGAGAAGTATGTACTGCTCTATTGTCTTAATAGACATGTCAAGCACAGATTGGTGTTGTGGTGATAGTTGGATACCTTCCTTGTTGTAGTCAACCCAAGCAATACCTGTGCCTTCTACGTAGTACATAAACTTATCCAGGTCCCATTTCTTTGGGATCATGTTGATATCAAACTGTGCTATGATGTCCTTAGACCGTGCAATAGCAAGTTCCATGCGATACTTGAATATGTTGTAGTTAATCTGAAAAGGTATACCTAAACTAACTAGAGATACGTTATTAGAGTTAATGTCTGAGTACTTGAATCCATTTATTGGAAGCTTACACAGAGATGGGTTATCTAGTGATGTACGCTGATTAGCGATTGGGGTCATTTTTACATAAAATCTACCATCAATATTAGTGCCTTCCCATACCTCGTTTACCCATTCCCAATTGGTTTTAGCGCCTTGGGCCTTAAGTTCTGGTGGCATTTTGTACTCCTCATCTATCTCAAACTCTTCTGCTACTCCTGTTTGTTGATCTATGTATTCCACAAAGCCAATACGCTTTCTGCTTTTCCAGTATACAGTAACTACTTCAACAAGTCTATTGCGGTATACGTTATCTCCATTACCTGCAGCTTCTGATCTATACAATAAGTACGTATCTACTGATTGGTTCTTGGGATCTTCTAGTTCTAATACCTGCTGCTCTGTAAGAAAGTCCCCAAATTGATCTATAACCGTAGACGTGTGTGCGTATCGTCTAACTATTGACCAGTCCCCATCCTCTACAAACTCTACATCAGGATCTTTATCAAAGTCAATATCAATAGGATTAACTACATCATAGAAAGGTTCTGAGCGTCTTACTCCTTTGTGGGAGTATGCTTCTCCTGCTATTAGGAAGTGGAAGAACTGCTTTTGAAACTTATCATACATTTCTTGTTCATACATGATGTAATTCACAGCTGCCTGTCCTTTAATGGCACGGTCATCTACATATGTACGCTCAAACTGTTCTGCTATCTGCTTAGGGAGAAGTGGTTTTTGTTCTTGTGCCTGCTGGCTCTGCAAATCTTTAGGTTCTGCTATCTCTTTCAAGAACATAGCTTCTACCGTCTTACGTAACTGCTCAGTTTTAGCCTGCTGTTTGAGACTAACACTATCAGCGTTTTTTACTGTCACGCTATAGTTTAATGGTCTTTTTGACTTCTCTCCTAGCAACAAGTCTATGATTGGCTTGATGATTGGGTAGTTCCGTAGCTTGGATGGGAAGTTTTCTCTGCTTTTGCCGTACGGCTTTATGACATAGCGGTAGTCGGTTTCGTCTACCTCTCCGTTATAATAATCATATAGGGCCTTAAGATTGCTGCGCCTCTCGCTTAGTCCGAACTTAGATAGGTTAATGAAAGCATCAATGCATTCCTCTCTCCACTTCTTAGTTTTCTTCTTTAGCGGGAGTCTTTGCTGCGGTATTTTTGCTGCTCCGTACATTCCTGTAAAAGTATAAAATTTAGTTATAATTTCGATCGAACCATTCGTTTTGAGACATATCGTTAATGCTTTCAACGACCTCTTTATTATATAGCTCTCTAGTGTGATACATTCCTACCATAAAAGCCATGACTCGGTCAAAATTACCTTTGTGGTTAAATTTAATCAATTCTTGCAGTAATCCAACATCATAAACGTCATGTAAATTTAATCTTACATTACCATCTTCATCTGTGCTTCGTGGCGATATTAACCAGTCTCTTATATATAGCTCTCCTTGACGTTTACGTTGCTCCGTCATATGCATACCATACTGCCGCTTAACGTTTCTTGATCGTAGCTCCCGCTTGTCTAGCATTTCAAACTCTTCTTGCAGTTTATGCAACTTGCGATATCGCTTAGCATATGCAATAAGCTCACCTCTATCGTTCTCAAACCCAATCTTAGCATTGTAGTAGTCTGCTAGCATGAACAGGTTTCTATTGTATTCGTCTTGTGTTTGAGGTCTTCCTACGTAACTAGCTACAATCATATCGTCCGGCTTGGATAGATTGTTGGGACGTTTAATTACATATGCTGCTCCCAAGGATTGGTTGGTTGTACTCTTACTCTGCGCATAAGGGTCATGGCAGATAATGTAAAGATTGTGGGGTGTGTTTCCTTCCTTGGTTTTGAATGGGTTTTGATACACCACTATCCCTCCCGTTAAATCATCGTCTTTTCTGTGCGGGAACTTATTGATTGGTTTTACAGTGGGATCAGGTCTGAAAGCCACTTGTTCTCCTTTATAGTACAGCAATCCAGCAGTGCCCTCCTTTTCTAGGTTATGTGCTTTTACTCTATTGTATTGCTCTTTTAAGGAAGTAACATCAAAGATGTTTATTGTAGTCTGGAGTGTAGCTTCTTGTGGTGTAAACGGGTGCTCAGCTATATACTGGTCTAGAGCCTTTGCATCATTTGCTTTCTTTTTATTAGTTCGAGCTTCTTCTTCAAACTCTTTAGCGTCTGCTATCATTGAGTTCCCATAGTCGTCCATAAAGCCGTCTAGGTTTTGGTATATAGGAACAAAGTACCCACACGACGTACCCATAGCTCCTGCATCCCATTCATTTTCAAATGATAAGCAGTTGTATGCTTCTGGGTGGTAGAATAGTTCTTCTAATGATGCAAATCCGTGTCCTTCTTCACCCCCTGTACCAAATGCTATCATGGTCCCAAGTGTTTTAGAACCTTGTTTCATTGTAGGCATAGCAATCTCCCAGGCAGTTAGAAGTCCCGAGAACGATCCCGCTTCTTCAAAGAATATGAGCTCACCAGCTTTACCCCGCACCTTATGAGGATTATCTTTAAGAGATACCCCAATTATCTGTGATTTCATCCCAAGAGCTACGTCTGTTCCGTTAACTCTCTTTTTATACCCAGATTGCTTGTGCATCTCCTTGTCAGTAAGACGAGGCTGTGTCCATGCAGTGTTATCGTCTATGAATGATATAAAATCCCAAGTTTTAGAAAGCAGTCCGTCCCCTGTTAGGTATTCTTTCTGTTCTGCAAATACAAAGTTCTTGGAGTTACGTAGAAAGAAGTAGTTACGTGCTAGCATACTCCCAGCTTTGTAGGAAAATCCCTTACGTCTAGCCTTAAGTACAGACATATGCTTGTTTTCTTTTCTACATGTGTCTACTGCGTGGTAGTATTTGTAGTCTCCATCGTAAAACGCTGGAAATGTGCGCTCTCTTCTTGCCTGGACGGTCCCATCTGGGAGAACTTCGTCTACTGCTCGGTCAATAGGGCAGTAATTAAGGTAAAAGTAGTGATAACCTGTAATTCTTACGCCGTCTACCTCGAATCCATACAAACATCTGCTTCTCTCTGTATCCCAAAACTCATAATACTCTTTTGTTCCCGCCAGTGCGTCAGTATAGTAGCCAGACTTGAGGTATGTTCGGGCTGCTGGGGAGAAATTATGTGTGTTTTGGAATATCACTGCGAATACTTGTTAGTTACTACCCCTCCTCTGTTAGGGTTGTCTTTCTGCTGTTGTTTTTTTACCAGGTCTTCTAACTCATCTAAACTTTGCACCACTTTTGCCATGTTAGACAGATTGGATATTAGGTCTTTGGCGTGAAATATAGGCTTACCGTTGTCATCTGCTAGCGTTAAGTCCACATCTCTGAAATATGCCTCCAGCTTAGTTACCGATTCTCTTGCAGCTTTTAACAGCTTCACTGCAGAAGTTTCTGATAGCTCTTTGTACTTCTCTATTGCTGCTTTAATCTTCGGGGTAGACTTAACTTTTAACAGGTCCATGATGTGATTCCACCTATCTTCTTCCTCATACACTCCGTAAGGAGATCTGTGATCCACAAAAAAATATACAGCAGAGAGCTCCTCAATCTTGAGCGATTTAAACTCAGATATCGTAAGCACATACGGTGAGGGTATAACCGTATTTCCGTCAGCTGTTATTAGGTTCTTCATTTAAATATTTTAATCTTCCTTTTCTTACATGAAACTTCCCTAGGAAAGGGAGTCGGACTGCCTCAAAATTTCCCGCACGCATTACATCTGCTACGTATTTAAACTGATAGTACACAGCTTCTTCTACTTTGTGCAAAGGTAAATTGTGCTCACTGGCTAGCTTCTGAATTATTATTTTTTCCTTCATCCTCCCATCGATTATCCGGGCAGTTAGACGTTGCCCATTTTGCTTTTTCTTCTATTACGCATCCACACATCCCACACCGATATTCTTCTAAATGAGGACAACTTGCACACGTAGATAGCCTAGATTCATACGCAGCACCTGATACATGCGGGGCCCCTGCTCTCGCATATTGTATGACTTCATTTTTGAAGTTTAGTAGCATCTGCCGTACTGATAGCTTACTCATTTGTATAAAGTATTTGCAGGTTAATGTTTTTTTGAGGTATTAGTATCTGAGACAGTTTGTAGCCATCTTTTGTTTTTCTAATAGCCCCCTTGTCCTTTAACTTCTTTACGTAGTTATTTAGCGTATTGTAATCTTTAATAGCTAAACTGTCTGCTACAACTCTTTTGTTTTCTGTAGAGCACAGGTTCACTGTATCTGACAGGTCTATAAACTTAGATAGCACTAGTAGCTCCTTGTCTGTAAGCTCTAGTATGCCGTTAAATACCTGTAGATACTTGAGTGTAGAATTTACTTCTATCTTAAGTGTTTTCATTGATTTGCACTTTGGCTTTCCCATCTACAATGCGTATTGTAGCCTGGGAAGACTGATTGTTAAACTCATCCACGTATATCTGGATATTTTCCCGTGTACACAGAAAGGACAAAAAAACCTCGATCTCCTTAGCGGCTCGTTTTAGTTTTTTTTGCATATCCTGTGAGTCTTTGCTTGAGCTTCGTAGCTCATCAAAGTCTTTTAGCGGGAGAGTGACTGTCCCGTTCATCAATTACGCGTTCTTTGGGATAACGCCTACAATCTGGAATTCATTAACACATGCATACTCCTTCTTGTCGAGATTTATGATAAGAGCTCCTGACTCTGGATGCACAAGAACTGTGTCTCCTTGCTTGACCATCACACAATCTGGACCTGCTTTCAGGATCTCTACAATGTTAGTGCTTATGTTTTTTTGCGCATCGCCTAACAAGTGAATACCGGAGTCGGTTGTTTCTTGTCTAGGACTTCTAAATACTACCCAGTCTCGAGTAGGATTAAAATTCAATTTGGTTCCCATAATAGTTTGCTTTGCAGCAAATATAAAGGAAACTTATATAGTGTCAAAGTCTATATAAGAAATTTCTACTTTTTCCCCCTTTTCAAGCACCTCTGCTACTTCTGCGTACACTCTTCTGTATGCTGTAGTAGAACTTCCTACAAACCCGTCGGATTTTATGTTTTCTGTTTGTGTGTTACCCAAGAGTAGACACCCACTAGTATCATCATCATCATTACCGCAATGGATAAGAATATACTCAAACCCAGGTATATCACGAACCCACAACATCCCTTTATGAATATCAGCAAACCTTTTAGAGTATTTAGAATTAAAACCCCCAACAGTTCTAAGCGTAATTTCATATGTCCCAGCAGGGATACGCGTTTCGTGCATGACTTTTGTATCTCTGTATTCATCCTCTAATGTGTAGCATAAAAATTCTCTTTTTTTGTCTGTAACATTAAATAACAGACCAAGAGTACTGTCTTTCTGCGAGCTAAACCTTACAACCTCTAGCTGCATAGTTTTACGGTTAATTGGGTACCTTAAATTCATAGTAGTCACAAATATAGTTATATATTAGCTGTGTGAAAAAATTATTTCTTCTCGTATTGCTCGCCCAAGTCATATTTATGGGATACGCTAATATAGCTATAAAAACCATTGTATTTCCTGGGTGCACTGACCCCTTTGCACTTAATTACAATGAGGATGCTACCGAAGATGATGGCACTTGCGTCTATTCTATTGGCCCTGATCCGGTTATAATTGATATAACTGTTTTAGAAGAAACGTGCCAAGTGTTTGATGCAGGAATCTTGTCTTCTTATGTATATCAGGCTACTCTAGTAAACATAGGAACCGAAGCAGTCACGAACTTCTGTCTTAGCGATTTCTTAGGTACTACGTTTAATTGTTTTAATGGAGTATCTAATCTGTCCGTATGGATTCAACCAGGAGACACGCTTACTGTGACGGGTAACATTAATGGCGCTGGCACATGGGTAGCAGGGCAAGGAAACTACATGACCGTGACGAGTGTTCCAGGTGAAATTATTACAGCCAATAATAACTTTGTTTTTTACATGCCTGAGGGAGTGGATTGTGAAGAGCCTCCTGAGTACTGCGATACCTTACTAGTTTACGTGACTGAGATAGACACGCTTATTGAGTATGTAGAACTTCCCCCAGATACAGTGACCGTGCTGCAGTTAGACACGTTGTACATCCCTTGGGAGTATTATTTCTACGATACGGTATACGTAGATGTTTTTGATACTATTTACGTGACAATGCTAGACACTGTAATTGTTACAGAGATTGATATTCAGTACGTTTATGTAACAGACACATTAGAAGTCTTTACAACAGACACATTGTATATCACGCAAGTAGATACTCTAATGCAAGAAGTCATTGTGTACGAATATATCTACAACACAGATACTATCTATGATGTAATATACAATGAGATATTAGTAGACTGCAGTACTGGTCTCCCTTGTGAGGGTGGGTTTGTTGGGGAAGACTGCCGATCCGTATTTGTCCCTAATGCGTTTTCTCCTAACAATGATGGTATTAATGACACCTTCTATGCAGTATCTCAATCTTACACATGTTGGAGAGATTGGAATTTGGTTGTTTATAACCGTTGGGGAAATATAATATGGAGTACTACTGACCCCGAAGTGCGGTGGAAAGGAGAAACTGCGTCTGGTACGCACTATGCAGCAGATGGGGTGTACGTATGGACTTTAATTGCAAGAGGGTATTCCGGAGATGTTTTAAACCTCAATGGTAGCGTTACACTCTTTCGTTAAAAGTCGCTTAGTATAATTTCGTCGATTGCATTTTGCACATCTGTTTCTGTGGCCTCCATTGTCATCATAATGTTAGCCTGAAATCGTGTTACTTCTTCTCCCTCGTTAAATACTACGATAGTGGGAACAACTACAATCTTGTGCTTTTGCTGCAGGTCAGGGGAAGCGGCAATATCCACTCTCCCAGTCTCACAGTCATTTAATTTCTCTATCCAAGGAACAGCGTTTTGTTGATTAAAGTTAGCATTGAATTCTACTACGCACACTCCAGACGTGCAGATTTTAGTTTCTTCTACAGGCGGCGTACTTACGTAAACAGCTGTTGAGAATAAAAGCAGGGGCAATATAACAGAGAGTAAGGTTTTCATTTCTCATTTATTTAAGTTGATCTATTTTCTCCTCAATCCGTTTGATGTCTTCTTTTATTTCTGTGACATCTTCTTGTGTAGTCATAATAGTTTGACGTACTAGTTTGTCTTTCATGTCAAATTCCATACGTGTGATTTCAGGGGCTGTAGGCTCTGGTAGTTTTTTTGCCTCCTCAATATCTGCTTGCAGTACAAACCACATGCTTATCAATGCCCCCAATCCCGTAACCGCTAACCCAATTGTTTTAAGATCTAAAGTAATCTTAGTGTTCTCACTGATATGTTGTGCCATTATAGTAGTATGTAGTTTAACCCTATGGAGAAGTCGTGCCACTCTCTGTTCCAATATTTGTTGTATCTTCCTTCTGCAAACACCCCCAAGCTTTTGGTTATTTTAGAACCAAAGACTATTCCAGCTCCGGTGTCTACCCACTGATTCCCATTCACAAAGTTGTGGTATGAAAATTCATTGCCACTGTTTAAATGGAAGGGCATGATATTTCCCCAAGAGTGTATCCAAAAATCTTTTGTGTAATGATAAAAATCAAACCCAATTACAGCGGAATGCATCCATATACTTTGGAGCTCCGCACGTCTGTCTGCTACGTAGGTATCTAGCACTTCTGGTATTACTACTTGTTCCCAGATTGCAGGATCGTTTGCTACGAGGCCCCCGTTCTGATCAAAAAATTCTCCTGTATTAACATCTATACTGTACCCTTCTTGTATTGCGAGGGCTGTATAATGTAGTTGGTTATTTGGGAGAACCCACTGCCGCAAAGGGTCGTACCCGTAAGGTTCTGATATTCTTTGTACGATGCCGAGGTTTAAGGAAAACTTCTTCCCAATCTTAAGTCGTGCTCGTTGTGACGACTCAAAGTATTTTACGTCAGCAAACCCATCTTGTAGATACTCTGCTTTTACTAACCACCAATTGTCTACGTATCTAACAAAGTAGTCTTGGTCTAAAAAGTTCCGCCCCTGCTGCCTCCTCCAGTCCGCTTCCGCCAGGAACTCGAACCCGTCATATTTTCCAACGGTAGCAGCGTCACCATAAGTTTTTTCTGTTCCGTTGTAAAATACGTTGGCTCTGTTTTCATACCCAAACCTAGCAATCTTTCTAACTCCCAGAGTAAATGAATAGTCAAACGGAGTTTTAATTACACTTGTTTGTAGCGCTCCTGTAGCAACAGAGTATACTTCTTGATCGGAAACGGAGTTTCCGCCGTTTACTGCAGCGTAGAAAGTAGCACGTCTAAGAACCTTCTTGTAGAAGTCACTTTGTCCCCAGCTAATTGTGGGGGCCAATAATAATAGTGCTATAATGTATCTCATTCTCGTACAATTGTTTGTTTAACAACTCGACCGTTGTATTCCACTACTACGATATACACTCCTGCGGTAGGGAGTTCTATTTGTGAATTAATTGTTGTTACTAGTTGTTGCCCTATAGAGTTATAAATAGTGCTTACGCTACTCGGGGGAGCTTGAATATTTATGGTTCTATTTGTTGGGTTTGGGTATATGCTTATTCTTTCGGAGAGTTCGGGTATGTTTGTTACCCCGTCTTCACAGTACTCATACATTTCTACACACACGTTGTCCCAACTAGTTTCACAGCAGTAGGGGTCAATACTAATAACCCATGAGTAGCACTGGTCGTTTCCCCAGTACGGATCGCCTGGCTCTCCTATACATCCTGCATCATATAAACACTGCTCATTATCTGCAGTATTAGCATCTGCATTAAAGTTGTAAGCGTTTGTGTCCATGCACCCTTCTAGCATATCAATACAACCACCCCCATCAGCGTTTGCTTCTTCGTCGTAGTTAATTGCATCTGGATCAGTGCATCCGTAAATGAACTCTACGCAACTTCCGTTGTCTGTGTTTGCTTCCTCGTTGTAGTTAAACTGTGTGGGATCGGTACAACCAAAGACAATCTGTTCGCAGTCCCCACTATCAGTAGCAATAGGGTTGTAATTAAATGCTGTAGCGTCCATGCATCCAACTATTTCTAACTCATCGCATACACCATCTCCGTCCGAATCTGTAACACATTGATTATCACAGGTATAGAACTCTATGGGGAGAGTGCAGTCTGATTCTACATTCGCATCAGGATTGTAGTCACATGCAATTGGGTTTGTGCACCCAACTACAGCGTCAATGCAGAAGTCTTGACAATAAGGAACACCTTCGTATTTAAATGGGAACTTATTTATTGGGTCAGTCCAAGGGTTACTTCCAGCTCCCATAAATATTCCTGTAGGACTGGTGAAGAAGAATCCGCATTGGGCGGCGGTAGTTTCAGCGTTACCTCCTGTAAAAAACATTACTTCTATAGGTTCTCCTGAGTACAGTGGGATAAGGAACTGCTCTTCTGTCCCATCATTAGGACCCATTTGGAATGGGCCAAATATCTCATCCCCTTGCACAACACCCAACCAGCTCCCAAACCATCCGTCACCTCCTCCGTCTGTTATTGTAAGGAGTGTCATGCATAATGGTTGTGTTTCTAGTGTGTTAGCGTCGGGGTTAAAGTTAACTGCGGTAGAGTCTGTGCATCCCAGGATCACCTCGGTCAAGCAAGACTCGTCATCTATCTCTGCAAGTGGGTCGTACTCAGTAAAGTTAGGGTCTGTGCATCCTTCTAGTACATCAGTTGTGCATGCATCTACCCCAATTGCCCCACTAGAGATAGTGGAGTATTGCAAAGTATCTCCTATATAGTATAGCGTATCTCCACATAAAGTGGTTATTGAGATATTACCATCAACCCCACCATAGCAGCTCCCGCACATCCCATCCCCAAAAGTGTCTAATACTTCTAAGACAAGCGTGTCCCCAACAGCAACGCACACGTCATATATAATTGGGACTCCTACAGAAGTATACCCACTACCCGATAGTATCTCTACTTCATTAGACTGCAGTCCCCAACTAATTTCGCCTGCGTATGTGTCTGGGGTTACTGTTACAATAATGGTGGTCTCTCCATTGTCACAAGGTTGCGGAGGATAAGAACAAGGTTCGGACACAGTAGCCCAAGGATTGTAGTTAGTAGCAGTTGCATCTGTACATCCAAAGATGGGTGGGGGACAAGGAAGTACCTCAAATGGGAGTATTAGTTCTGGGCTATTGAAGTCGTATACTGCTGTATCTAATTGGCAAGAATTACTAAGGGCAAACCATCCTTCCCCAAACCCACAGCAGATCCCGTCCCCAAAGCTGTCGTATATGATAAACTCGTAGTTACCTGGGGAGAGAAAGACAAGCTGCTCGTTGTATGAGTTACTTGCGTAAGTGCTTGACTCTTCTATAACTTCCTCGTCCTGTACGATTACCCAACTAGTCTCGAGTGCGTACTGGTCTGTTTGAAGTTCCACAATTACCCAGCTCTGTCCCAGCACTATGCTTGGGAGGAGCAACATCAGTGCAAGTAGGGATCTCATCTTTTTGTTTTTTCGATCGTTCTTCCTGCAAAGTATGCACCGAACGAGGTGAGCATTAGTATCTGCAACAAGTCGATGTAACTATCTTTGACGTTGAATGGCCAATTGTCCATGCTGTCAAACACCATAGTGAGACAGAACATTACCATTAATGTGATTAGGGTAACTGGTCGTATTAGTTTGGCGAGTTTAATATCGCTCCCCATATCAGCCTTCCATCGTTCCGTTACGTTCTCTTGAAACCGCACCTCTGCATCTATCTTTGCCTGCGCCTCGGCAGGGTCGATATTGGGTTCTTTATCTAGGAGGTTTTTTACAAGTCCCAGTGCTCCTTGGTCGGGTAATAGGTCACCCACGGTACCAAGAATGCTAGGAGCCTTTTCCTTTAACCAAGCACCTAACTTGGTGTCCTTAATCTTCTTGCTCATACGACTAGTTAGTTTGTCGTAAAAGTAATCAATTAAAACCAAACATAATTATCCCCCTTAGGTTTTTATTAAACGACACACTTCCACTCGGCGTATTGAGCCTGACGTCTGGGGGAATTACTTATTACCTTGGTTCCCAGACCCGAGTTTTATAGTGTCACAATTTGCACAGCTATTGGGGACAACTTCACCGCTATGTTTACCTGTTATCTCAAGGCTGCAGTTATTAACCCAACTTCTGACCCCCTACTTCTATCCCTCAGGGGTGATCTAGATTATTCTAGGCTGTTAACTCCCGCAGTTCTCACATGCTTCTGGTGAATCCACGTTGCATGTAATCTCTCCGGTTTCTATTTTCTTTTCGAGTGCTTCCGTCTTACTCTTATCTAAGAAATCTACGTTGAAGTCGTCCTTTTCGTTTTCCATTGCTACTTAATTGGGACGGTAAAGATACGTCATAGTTCTTCACCTCCCTTGACCTCGGTACGCTTTTTTGTAATTCTTTGAGTTTTTATGTGCTGACGTCTTAGTCTTAGCATGAACTCCAGGTCTTGAGACTGTACTCTCTTCCCTTTGATGTGATTGGATTTTTGCCATGCCTCAAAGCTATACAAAATTCTGGGTAAAAAAATTTTATCTGGGAGTTTTTTGAGTGCGTTAACCTACACAATCAATGACCCCCGCTATGCATCGTCACCGGGGTATCCCCCCACAAAACTATATTACCATGTTTAAATTAGCGAATTACCGACTTAGTAAGGAAGGCACATACTTGTGGCATCCAACTGTATTTGGTGTTGACTCGAATGACAACGTCATCGAAGATTCACCGCAGCCAATCGAAATTGCAGACAACGAAGCTCTGCATAAGCGTTGGCTGGAACTAACGAAGGAAGCGTAAGCTTCTTTCTATTGTCTTGCTCAGTAACAATTTACTGAAAGGGAGCGAGAGCACACACTAGTGTTCTCCTCCCTCTTTTTCCCCTTTAGTCAAACCTGTTACAATCCGTAACATATAATAGTATCACACATGTCTAACAAAGAAGAACGAAAACCAGAATTCAGATATAGCGGACAATACGTTATGGAGTACACAAGCAACAACGTAGTAGGAGATACTGCATGGGATTGTGACTACGGATATTTGAAATGGAATGGAACTAAATGGAAACAGTATAATCCAAAGAAAACTGCTTATTGAATTGATAACACAGCGTGGCTCACTCAAGATGCCAGTAAAGTACACGCAAGAATCAGAGGGCTTTATGGGCAGTCTAACTGTCACCCACTGTGTCTGCTCTCGAGAGCTACACGAAATCTGATTTGATAGCTGTGTTATCATTTTTAAACCCCTTTAAATTACTTACCATGACTGTACAAGAAGAACTAGAACGAGCTCGAACCAAAAACGTTAACAAAATGCTTGAAACAATACACAAGCAGCTTAACGAATTGTCTCAAGAGTTGTCTGGAATGCCAATAGAAGAGTTCATGTTTGCTTATGAACCTATCAATCCCTTTTTCAGGGCTTTATAAACTAAAATATAATCAATATGAAAGAAAGATTATTCCTACGAGCAATGCTCATTGTTGCGTGTGCTTTATTTATAGCATCCATAACAAGTTGTTCAAGCGCAGGGCACACAACATCAACGTGTCCTGCGTACAGTTTCACTAATCAAAATTGTAATGCAAGTAAAGACATACAATATCAAGAAGACCATATGGACTATCGAGGACTTGAATGAGTTTGCACATTACGCAACATCTTCTAAAAAAGACTTAACCAATCACTTGAAGAAGAACAAAGAGAAGTATGAAGACGGACAGTTCATTGTCTGTAGATATAACTCTATGAAAAGTTTAGTTCCGGACTCAGTTGAAACCATTAAAAGTTTTACATTACAGTATAATTTAGAAAAATGGCACCTGAAGAATTTAATTCCGAGTTTTATCAAGACGTAAACTTAGCCTCAATTGTAGCGACCTACGAGTACGCAACACAGTGTGGTTTAGATGATCTCCGTGAAGGAGCAGCTGATACGTTTTGTCGTTTATACGCAGTACTTAATATCGAAGAGTTACATGCTCTTGGTATTACAACAAGCAATGGTTAAAGGGACGACCATCAATAGTCCCTACATTTAAATACATTTACCAACATAACTATCATGGTAAACGCAATTAACTCAGGTTCTCTGGAGACCTTAACTCCAGGACAAACGCTACTCCTCGCGGCGCGCAAGGTCGAGGGTAACAAAACTCAGTTGGAGTTTGCTGAAATTCTTGATCAAGAAGATCGACCAGTCAGTGCTCTTGGAATGTTCAACAAATCAGATGAACGATTCAATACGGGCGGAAAAGCCCGGCGTGCATGGATGACTGTTGAACCCCAAGACGCAGAAGTGCTGCTTGGTATCGACTTGGGAGGAGAGTACACCACCAACGAAATGGGTCATGTTGTTAAGCCTCTTAACATTCTGAACCCTGAGGTAAACGGACAACGTTTGCGTTCTCAAATCGTTGAGACAACTGAGGCTAGTGAGTGGCAAGCAGCCAACATCCACAAAGCTGCCAAGCGCAAAGGTAAAGATGGAGAGTTCATCACCCACAAGGGGATGTACATCTTCACTCAGTCTACCGTTGTGTTTGGGGAACCAAATAATGTGTTCCTTGACGCGGATGTTTCTGTTTCAAACGCAGGTATTCTTGCTAACGAAAACGTTAGTGTGAATACAGGAGAGATCTTCTCCTAAACTGCACAAGCTCGTTACACCAACAGTGTAATGGGAGTTTCGCATAATGCGAGACCTTAGGACGGGAGGGGGACTATAACAGTTCCCCTCTTTTCTTTTCCGCCAAGAGAGGTTTTGACAATTTACTTCTCTTGACTTGCTTCATGGTATGAACAGGTGACACGAATAGGCAGCTTGCGGAGGCTGTCTATTTATTTTTAAACTTTAAATTATGGGATGGATGAAACTAGTTGCAAACATGCAAGAAAATAACACATTGACGTTATTAAAAGCAGCTTTAGACAAAGCGATAGAGTACAACCTGAAGTACGTTCACTTTGACGGAGAGATTTTAACCACAGACAAAGCACGAGCTATCGTTACTTTGTTAGAAACTAAACAGAATGATCAAGTTCATAGGGAATCAGACACAATTACCAACGACGTCTCAGAACAATGAGATTCAACAAGGGACTATCAAGGAATGTAAGGAGTACTGCGAGACCCGTAGCGTTTTGGGGGTGGACACTGAGACTGAGGGTTTTGACTTCACGTGTAAGAAGATGATTATGTTTCAGATCGGGGATGAGCATCAACAGTTCGTCGTCGATACGAGACATGTATCAATAGAACCACTAAGAGAAATACTAGAGTCCAAACAAATTCAAAAGATATTTCATAATGCCAAGTTCGACTACAAATTCATCAAGCGATGGGCTGGGATTTCGGTACAAAACGTATACGACACCTATCTTACAGAAAGAGTGTTGCATTGCGGCAAGCTCAATTTCGGTTACTCACTATCAAGATGTTGTGAAAGGTACATCGGTGTTACTTTGGACAAAGAGGAACGAAGCAAGTTCGTTGGACTCCAAGGTCAGCCGTTTACGTACAATCAAATTACCTATGGTGCCAAAGACGTTATTTATTTGCTTCAAATTCGGGAGGAACAAAACAAGTTACTGGGTGAAAGTGATTTATTTCAAGTTGCTGAGCTAGAAAACAAAGCAGTCATTGTCTTTAGTGAGATCGAATATGAAGGTTTGATTGTTGATAAAGACAAGTGGGTTGATCTAGCTAATGACAATTTAGAGTTGGCTAGCAGTTTAGAGCTGCAATTAGATAGAGAAGTAATACAACACCCTAAGCTCAGTCCTCATTATCATGTCCCAGTGCAACAGGATATGTTCTTGCCAGCAGAAGAGCACAGGGTTACAAACATTAAGTGGAGTTCACCTACACAGATGTTAAAACTGTTTCAATATCTAGTGCCTAAGCTTGAAGATGTAAACGGAAAGAACATATATAAGTACAGATACAAGCATCCTATAATCAAAAGCTATATACGTTATAAAGAACTAAGCAAGTTAGCTAACGCTTACGGGAATAACTTCTTTAAGTATG